CGTCTGTTGTGTCTATGTTTGAATTTAATATTAAATTATTAAAATGATTAATCGCCTTTTTATATGAGCGTGGCTTGTATGTGGAACTAACAACAGCTAATCCGTCATTAGTATCTGTACGATATATTTCTTTTTTATCAGGTATAATATCGTGGTTAACGTTAAATATATTACGTAATTTAACGTCAAAATCTGCGTCAGGATGTATGTTAAACTTACTTAACATATCTGATTCTTGTTTATGTGCTACGGCCATTAACATGGTGGGTTCTCCTGTTGTTCGTGTTCTGATACTAATTTTTCAATCCTTATGATTTCTTGATTAATATTTGTAGTCACGTTGTTTATTTGTTTGTGTGCATTTGGCGTTAATATTTCTGTATTAGAAACACTACGTAATGCTTTTTTAACACCTTCTAAAAATTCTTTTTGTTGTAATTCATAAATCATTTTTTCTTCTTCTTTCTCCTGTTCATCCATTACCCAATTCTTAAATGCTATACTCATTCTATCTCCATTAAATATTCATCAGTGTTACAATTTAAACATTCTGTAATAGAGATTTCATTTTCTTCGTATTCTGTTTCACAATTCGTGCATTTGATTATTATTTCACAATTCGTGCATTTGTATGGATTCATGCCCAATCTCCAAAATCATCTCTACCAATTTCTAAATATGCTCCTGTGTTAGATTTTATAAATCCTAACATATGCCAAACTCCTATATCGTATGGCTTTCTTGCTGTTTTACAAAATTGATATTTTTCCATATTTTTTATTTTTCTTATAAGCATAGTTTCATGGCTTAATTCACCTTTGCCATTAAATATTATTAGATCATGATCATTTGCATGTGTTTCATCTTTTATTGTACGTTGATCATCCATTTCTAATAACCAATCATATTCTTTTTTTACTTTAGTCCACTCGTCATTGGTGAAGTCTCGTGTTTGCGTCCAGTAGTTTGTGTATCCCATTATTTACCTCGTATGTGTTTGGTTAGTTTTAAGCATAGTATGATGATACCTACCCACATAGGAGCAGATACAATACTGATAACAAGTGTTGGATTAACTCCAGCTACAAGTAAACTCACAATAAAGCCTAAGCCTAATGTGATAAGTAAAATCATAAACGTACCTAGCTTTTGGCTTTGTTTGTCAAATTCTTTTGTTATTTTCATCTTGT